AATCCAAGCGAGGAGGAAGATCCCCCACGATTGAGCTCCCTTGAGTTTGAGGGCGTACCCTACGAGTCCTGACCCTGCAAAGGCGAGAAGCCAATTCCACAGCGTCAAGTCGAGTACTTTCATTAAGTTATATCAAGTTTTTTCTCCTTTGCCACTGACAACGGGCACTACGTGCCCCCCTTGGACTTTTTACATAGCCTTATACTCGGACTTTCCGTACATTCTGGACACACCCTGCAGACGAGCCAGGATCATGAGCACGATGACGGACAGGAGGGTCGTGAAGATGGCGCTCAACAGGTAGTAGCTGCCGCCGTTCTTGCTGACGTTCACCAGCTGGGAGATGGTCCAACGGATCACATCCATCCACGCGATGGCGGTCGCGAAGAAGAAACCCGCGGAGACGGAGGGGGCAAAAGTGCCTGCTGCTGTGGATACAATTCCGGACATTTTACTTTATCTGGAGAAAAAAGATTCGAGAACGAATGGTTTTACTTCCAGTGGGTCCATCAGGTGTCCGAAGGACACCATCGCCGCGCAGCGGTCTGGGAGTCCTGAGAATGAAGGTCTTCGCCCTTCGATCATTCAGAGTCAAAAAAGTAGTACCCTGGACCGATGTCGACGTACGGCAATGGATCCTCCTCCTCGTCATCATCCTCGTAATCCTCCTTCTGGAGAATCACAGAGTACTTGACTCTCGGGACCAACTCATCCTCCGACTCTTCCTCATCCTCAAAGAGTTCATACATACTCTTCCATTGCTTTATTGACTGCATTCTTCAACGCATCTTCTGCTGGACTCTCTGGTTCCCATGCTTCCCATGTATCGGCACACTCGTTCATCTTGATTGCGTATTCGTTGTCTGTGCCTTCGTACCTGGTCCACCGATCCTCTTCTTCCTCTTCGTCCTCCTCCTCGTTCTCCTCCTCTTCGTCTGACTCTTCGTCGTAGAGCTCTGGAAACAGGGACCCAATCTGTTTGCCTGTGACTGTCCTGGCAGCGTACATGAGCCCGTAGCACATGTCCTGAGCCACGACACAATCACGCCCGGTCGCCTTGGCGTAGTGAGCAGCGAGAACGACGGACGACTCCATCACGGGTAGAAATATGTCCATTATCGATTGCTCCATTAATCACAAGTACTTGTTAACGTTTTATGTAAGAAGAGTGATTGTTACATACCCAGATGCATTCCCGATTGCACCAAGGTCTGTAAAATTCATGACACTCGAATCCGCATAACAGGTTGCACCCGATGATCCATCACCTGGACTTCCGGTGTACCCTCCGCCACCGGAAATACCATATGACGTTCCAAAGACAAAACCAGTTGCTTCATCTGGGAAAACACTTCCCGCATCAAACAAAAACGTGTTCAACCCAGTGGTTGTAATGAGATAAACACCATCGAATGAAACAGTACCGGATATAATCACGGCATAATTTGCCGGGTATCCGTGCGGTACATCGGTTGTCACTATATAATACGTACCACCAACCCCTGTGATTGCTAATATCGTCGTCAAAAGACCAAAAGGACTCTGACCTCCCCCAAACCCACCTTCTTCGGGTATAGTAGGATCTCCATATTGATAATTCATACCGAACCCTCCGTTTACAAACGCTTTCGGCATCAAAAACTGAAAAAATGGGTCACTTTGAGAACCATCCGTGTAGTACCCAGCTCCAACAATTCCAGATCCATCACCCGATGGAAGAAACGAACCAGACGATGGAACCAAAGCACCCGAAAAAGATCCTCCATCTCCACCGCTCGCAACAATCAGGGGGGTTCCATTTGTCGTAATAAAAGTTCCCCCCCCACCACCAACCGTGATGTTATCCAATACAACTGCTGTTAACGGTGTCGGTTGTTGTCCCACGAGCATCTGGAGAATCTGTCCTTCGAATAGGTTCACGTCACCTGATACGACTCGACCAGGTTCGACAGCATAAGCTCCTGATGCTTCTATGTGATACAGTCCTGACGCTGGAACTGTCCAATACTGCTGTCCGTCTATAATTGAAAACTGCCCCGGATTCCACGGTGGGCTTGTATATGCGCTTGTCGGAACTGGACCTACGATCCCGGACTCCCCTAATGTCGTAAAAGTGAACGTATCAAAGTAATACAAACCAGGATAAATTGGATTATATGTTTTCGATGCACTCGTCGTTTCTGTACCACCCTCTTGAACGCTGTCAAACAGGGACACAGCGGAACCATTTTCTATGCGTACGACATTATGAGTCACTGCGTAGACCCGAACTTGGCGTGAAAACACACACGGTGTCAATTTGAGTGTATGTGTTTGACGTGTCATCGCAGACATGTTTACCGAACCGGTTGACTGATCCGGATGTTCCGGGTCGAGTGCGAATGTGTACATGTAAAATTGCCGATCAGGCACGCGTGTATGACTTTCGAGCCCCTGGATCGTTCGAAGAAATATGGGGGTTCCAATCTCTGGTAGAATTATGTCAGTTCCGTTCAATTGGAGACGAAGTGATTCGAGCTGTTCGACACCCTCGTTCGTGTAGTCGTACGAAGCGCTCCCATCAGTTTGTATGACCCAGTAGAGTTCCTTGACTGGGCGTGTAAATTCAGTCTGGAATGTAGAATTGGTATCGTTCGCACCGACCGTAAATTGTAAACGCTGCATAGTATGGGTAAGGTAATCGATCTTTGCCGTCTTGAAATAGTCACGTTCGGCTTTGGTCACGTACACGTAATCGACAAACAGGTTCACCTTGGTAGTTTCTGTCCAGTTGAGGGTTGAAAACTCTTGACTCGGTCGGAGCTTGATCCGAAACACAGGTGCTTTATCGAGTGCACACAGAGGCAAATTGAGTCGAAAAGGCATGCGAATGTAGTACGCTGATAGATTACTCGTGAGACCCTTGCCGAGGAGCGTGGTCAAAACAGGTTGCTTCCCGGTCGTGACGGTGAGATCGTTCATGAGTTCGAGCGATTCGCCGTAGTGACGCTCGAGGAGGTCATTCTCGTACCGGAGTTCGACAAACTCAATCATGCGCGTACCCGCCGAATCGTCGACTGGACTGGCGACGGGCCAATCGACCCGGAGGTACATGGTCCCGAGAGCCACGTCACCCACTTTGGCGATCCATATCGAAATGTCATCGCCAAAGTGAACATCTTTTGGGAATTGAAGGCTTGTCACCTGGTGTCAAAACTGAGCCGGTGGGCCTTTCGAGGAATCCATCCCTCTTCTACTTTACGAGTCGAAAATAAGTCCGCCGATTCCACCTTGAATTGCGAGGAGGTTATATGTGCGCGCCCAGACCGTTTGGGCATCGCCCCTGAAAATCTGGTCCCTGATACGCGAAAAGTTGATTGTGCCGTTTGGTATCGCAGACTCGGGGTTAAACTCGAACGAAATCACAGAAACGTTCCGGATAGGCATGGACGTGTGTGTCTCGAACGGCTCTATGACGTTGAGGAACGTATGTGTCCCGTCGTCGTCAGTCACAATCTGCTCACCGGCGAGTTCGAGCGTACTCACGGTTGCCAGGTTCGAGTACTGGAACACATTTGCTGAGTCAGATGTCCCTGTGACCCAGAGTTCCTTGACGGGTCCTCGGATGTTCATGTAATTCATATCAGTCACCCTTTGGGTCTGGATCAACCCGAGGAGTGCCTTGTCTGGTTTTTTGACACCATCAGGCAAAGACTCATAATCAATAAGGATGCTGGACTGGAGTATAGAATTTGTTGTATAAGGGTCAAAACGAATAACATCAGTCGATGTTGTCGTTTGGCTAGGATCGTTTGTGAACATATAGATGTAACGAGGTCCATTTGCAAAAATTTTAGGTGGTGTGTTGTCTGTCAGCAAATATGATGCCGGTGTACTGAGATTTGCCAAAGTATCAAATTGAAACACTTGAAACATGTTATCTGCGGCGTAGATTTTTGACCCTACTGCGTGTAGATTTTCAATATTTGTAGCACCAGTATATACTATATTGAATATACCACCGGAATACTGAACAAGATTTACACCATCCCCTATAAAATACAGAGTCGAACCTATCAAAACCCCCTCTGTTATTGATGACAAAGAGTAATTTACAAAGTTCCATGACGTTGTAAAATTTCCATTTATGTTGTAAACGTAAAACTTACTTGTTGTATCTGTTAATGCTATGATTTGGGACCCGGTTGAGATCATTTGAAACACTGTCGTTACACTTGAATCAATATTGGAAGTAAAATCAAACGATGTGTATGATGTAAAATCATCAAACGGACTTTGTGTGTCGTAGCGCACAAAAAAAACGTTCGATTGTGCAGCGTTGGACTGAGCGTAGTACAGGTACCGCGCATCAGCGATTAGAGTACCAGTAGGGGGGCCAATATCACCTGTATTATCTGGTAAATAATCGTTTGAAACGAAAGAACTTATGTTCCCCTGAATGAGTTCATTCACGTATCCTTTTACTATAAATCCGTTTAAGAGTTGAATGTACAAAACACCCCCCAGAATACAAAATCCTATGAATAAACTTGTCCCACCAACGAATGCTGTAATTACTATATAAGCCTGTGTGTCATCGATAGGTTTTGTTGTGTCATAAATTATAAGTTTTCCATCGTATGTGAGTATAGATATATATTGCTGGTAAGAAAGTGTTCCATATACATTCAACGGGTCTCCATTGAGAATACTACCATATGTTAAATAGGATGCAGAGTCTGTAAAGTTACCAGTTCCCGGGTTGAGATTTTGGGACAGGTTTGTGAACGATTCGAAATCAATCTCAACACTCACTTGTTGGTTGGTTAGTGCACACAATGGTATCTCTCTGGTTCCGATGGGTAGAGTCGTATAGTACTCGCGAGCGTCGGTCGCCTGTGTCTGATCGAGGGTCCCATTCATCAACTTCAAAACCGCCTTGTTTTCGTACGAAACAGTCAGGTCGTTTTGGAGTTCGATGTATTGACCAGAATACTCTTTGATGATTTGTTTGCCGATGAGGATCCGAACAGCCTTGCACATTTTGTGTGCGACTGAATCATCCCATGTGGATAAACTGGGAGGGAGGAATCCACTGATCCAACCACCTTGAGTATACGTCCAGGACGTCGTGACGGGGAACGAGTATGTGGCGCTAGAACGAAAATCAAAACCCCAAAATGCAGCATCTTCCTCAGTTTCAAATGAGATTGACGTATAAATATCAGATGAAAAATGAAATTGAGTCGGTGTTGTTGTAACACTGAGTGCTGGTACCACCGGATTAACAAGATCGTTTGGATCAAATGCATACACACCAGGTGTCGAAACTACGGTAAATGTCATATCTGTCGCGGCAATCACCGTGTAAATTCCATTGATACCCAATGAGACGATAATAAGATTCACATCTTCACCGACGGAAAACCCAGATGGTTCCGACGTTGTCACTGTGAGTTGATTTACGTTAAAAACTGCATTTGTGATGCTCCACGTTTTATTTGTCAAGTTGTTCAACCAAAGATTAAAGTTTGATGTTGAAAAGTACCCCACTGCGTCAGAGGGTACGATCCCAATACTTGACGTCATTCCTACTATTGATGTACCAATCGATGTTGACAGACATGTGAATGAATTTGCAGTTGGAATGCTCGCAATTGTAAATGTTCCATCGAGCGTTCCAGTCCCTGACAGCGTTACATCTGCTCCAACTGAAAAATAATGACTCCCGGCCGTGTTTGCACTCAGTGTCACACCACCTCCAACCGCCTGCGTCAGAATCTTATTGACGTAGATTTTCCCTCCAACCTGCGACGAAGGCGTCGGAAACACAAACTGACCCGGAACCGTCGGATAAATGGGTGGAAAGACCGCCCGGAGCGTCAGACTTGTCAAGTAGTCCCCTTTGACTGGGACGGTACATATACCAGTCGTCCCGAACGTTGTACCCTGATTATCGAAGGGAACTTCAAACGTTTCACGCAAACGGTTTATATGAGGCTGATATTTCGCCTCAAAGTACGTCCTGTTTGGACTCTCTGTCAGCCAGCGGTCTTCTGGACCGTGACCAGCCAGCAAAATTTGTGATGCTGACATACTACTCTATCACAAGAAAACATTCAGCGCGTGTTTCACGTGCGGAAAAAACCCAGTATACCATTAGGAAATGACCAATTTGCAGCTCAAAAAGTTTGACCCGAGCAAGATTGGCGACGACAAGGTGTGCGTATTCATCGGCAAGCGCGGCACAGGCAAGTCAACGCTCGTCACAGACATCATGTACCACAAGCGCCACCTGCCCGTCGGTATCGTCATGTCAGGAACAGAAGATGGTAACCACTACTACAAGCAGTTTATTCCCGACCTGTTCATTTACGGCGATTACAAGCGAGACGCCATCGAAAAGGTGCTTGAGCGCCAGAGGCGAATCGTGTCAGGGGGTGGAAAAACAAGCGCCTTTTTGCTTCTGGACGATTGTATGTACGACAAGGCGTTCATGAAAGACACGTGCATCAGGCAATGTTTCATGAACGGGCGTCACTGGAAAATCTTCTTTTTGCTGACGATGCAGTACTGTATGGACCTGACTCCCGACCTGCGTGCCAACGTCGATTACGTGTTTGTGCTCCGTGAGAATGTGATTCAGAACCGCGAGCGCCTGTACAAGGCGTTCTTCGGCGTCTTTCCGACGTTTGACATGTTTTGTCAGGTGATGAACGCCTGTACAGAAAACTACGAGTGTCTCGTCCTCGACAATACGAGCAAATCGAACAAGATTGAGGATTGTGTCTACTATTACAAGGCGCCTATCCGCAAAGGATTCCGGATTGGATCCGAAGCCATGTGGCAGTATCATCAGAACAACTACAACCCACGTCACGTCTCAGCACCCCTGATCACGTCTGGAACACCTGCAGGGAGTGCACGACGTCCAGGTGTCACCATCAAAAAGGTCTAAACCCGTCTCCACCGCAGGTTGAGACACTGTCACTGCTTCGCGGCGGACAACCAGAGACACTTCGTGTCTCCCCCTTGGACTGATTGCGCCCCCGTTCCCTAAAAGATTTCACTGGAAACAGTAGAGATGATTATCGAGAATCTCGATTTCAACGGATCGAGCGACATCCTGCAGTACATTCCTCAGGTGGAACCCGCGCATCCGAGTCAGGGACAGGCTCCAGTCCAGCAGCAGAGTTCATTTGGTGTCCCGGATGAACTTCAGCCGGTGTACCAGACGCGCGCGATTGAACAGCGCGAGTTATTTAAACCCGAAATAAAACCTCCTCAAATAGAAATGGATTTCTCTACTGCAATTTCCGACGTTGTTCCAAGTGCTGATTTCGACATGGGTCCATCAATGGGTGGTGGCGGTCCATACAAGAACCCACAGAACAACAGAGTCTCTGGGCTGAGCCTGGACAATGCGTCCGCAGGCCCAGCTCCTTCATCCTCTTCAAAGAACCCATTTGGTCTGACTGACGACCAGTTGAACGCAGCTATCGCAGGCATTGCCGCAGTCGCTGCGTTCTCCAAACCGATTCAGAACAAATTGGCGGATCTTATTCCTAAATTTATGAGCGACACGGGTAACCTGTCAGCGACGGGCATGCTCGCCACCGCATTCATCGCGGCTGTTATTTTTTTCATAATCCACAAATTCGCCAAACCACCACCGAAGAAGTAGAAGAAACAATCTAGTTCGAATACAGCAAGCCTCCCATTCCGTCTTTAATGCGCAGGACGTTATAGTTCATTGCGTAAAAGAAGCGACCGTTGCCGCCAGCCAGTGTGCTCAGTGAGACACCAGCGGGTGCGACGATACGGAACGTATCGATGCGTGAAAAGTTCAGCGTGCCAGTCGGCTGAAGCTTTGACGTGTCCAGACAGTAGGAAATCAGTGCGACGTTGGCAGTCGCGTTGTTGTGGTTGTAGCCGAAAGGCGTGTGGTAGTACTGGGGAACATCGATCCACTGGAACATGGAGCGCGTGTCACCAATGTCCACGCCGTTAATCTGTGTCTTGAACTGGTAGTTGATGGCTGGGACCTGGGTAGCACCAAGAGAGTACGCCGTCGAATAGTTGTTGGACTGGAACGCCAGGAACTTGATGGGGTGAGCCAGAGCCAACTCTTGCATGTTGGTGGTCGCGATGGGGATTCGGTTCATCTGGGTGATCAGCAGGTCCATGGGCGTGTTGGCAAAGTACTCACGCTCCGCCTGGTCCAGGTAGACGAAGTTGGTCCAGGCCTCATACTGGAACGTGGAGTGTGCCGCGGGTGCAGGCAGACCCGTCAGTGTCAGCGTCGTACCCAGGTTCGCGCTCCACGTGATGCGAAGCTCGATGTCGTGGTACTGGAGAGCCACAAGAGGCATCGACACGTTCCAGTCCTTGCAGAAGAAAAACTTGAGCGGCAGGAACCCGTTGGTGGCGTTGTTGGGTCCAGATGTGTTGTTGTTAAGGAAGCGCTGCGAGAAGTTTTGGGCGCCAGTCACTGCCTCGACGCTCGTCATCCAGGTGATATCCTGTGTGTCGACAACCTGACCGCCAATGAGCAGATCGATCTTGTCAATGACGTTGGTCCAGGTGATGCCTGGGATCAGAGCACCAGTCGAATCCTTGGCAATCAGGTACATGTAGTTGATGAGGTCACCCTTCTTCTCCAGACGGATCGTGGAGATGTTGCCAGCCGAGGGGTTACCCTGGATCAGCTGGCGTTCGGGTGAGTTGGCGTAGTGGGTATACCGTTTGTAGCTGGAACGATAGAAAGAAACCTCTGGCTTACCAGTCAGCCAAGCGTCCTGAGCACCGGTTGCGACAAGCTGAACGATACCACCAGACATTTACAATGACGTGAGAAAAAAACTGGTCTCGTCGTTCGCCGCGAAGCGGCCATGGCAAACTTTCCACCTGCGGTGGAAAGGTATAAAAACTGGTCTCGAATCGAGACTCAATCCTGAATCATGATGCCACAATACTCGAGCGACCCTTCGATGGGTGTATAAATACCGAGAGTTTTACAGAGCGCCTTGAGGTCTTTGAACGACGCCCAGAATTCTGGGGAGTGGTCATACTCGTTGACTGTGACGTGAGCCAATTCGTGAATGAGCACATTCATTGCCGAGTTTATATCATCCTTGTCCAGACAGATGTAAATCTCGTACCCTTTATTGACGTTGTAGCCTATGGTGCCTCGATTCATCCGAGACCCATGGATTCCAGTGAGAATACACCGTTTCCTGAGGCGAGCGAATCGAAGGTCAACCACCTCTGTGCTCCTGAGGTGGTTCAAGAGCACGTCGTAGCGCTTACGAATATCCTTCATGAGCGGTGCTTCATGGCGACTGCTCCACGCGGCAACCATGAGGGTCACGACGAGCAGTCCCGTCTGTATGACTCCGGATGCCATACTACTAATCTACACGTAGAAAAACAAACTGTGCATAAATGTCGGTGACGAGCCCCGTCTTTACTGGAGTGATAGGTCCCCACGCGATGCATCGAAACTCGGGGTCGAGTGCCTGACGAAGGACGCCGCCGTCGAGCAGGGGTTCATACTTGGGACCGTCTGCGTAAAACGGACCATCCGTCAGACTCATGAGCACCTTGTCGTCGTGAATCTCAAAGATATTTCCGAGTGCATCTGGGCTTTTGGTATCTTCGATGAGACCCTTCTCAGGTGTAATGCCGATGAGGAGTCCGCCTGGCTTGACAGCCACCTTGATCGCCTTGATGCTATGTTCAAAATGATCGCCGATAATGTACTGGATGGAAAAGTTGTAACATACCGTGTCAAAAGGACCTGCAAACGCCGCCTGACGAATATCACCCTGACCCAAAAACCACACTCCGAGCCCAATGTCAAATGCCCGCTCCTCAGCCTCTTGGAGAGATTTTTCGTCTGGATCGATGGCGGCGACACGCGCACGGACAGCCTTCCATTTGTGCCAATCACCACCACGACCACATCCACAATCGAGAATGTAGGAATCCGGGCGGACCCATTGATTTATGAGGTCACGCTTCGCCTGATTGTGGTGTTTGCGGAGTTGATCCATATCACTTAAAAGAGTGACGTGTTGTAGTTTTAAATGGGTTCTCTGGAGCAGGATTTCTTGACTGTGCCAGGACAGGTTTTTGCGTTGATTTCCATCGTTGGTCCGGATATGCCCCAGAAAAATGAGCAGCTGGGTCTGAAGATCCGTGGGTGCTTCTCCACCAAGGATGAGGCGGAGAGCCACGCCAAGCGCCTGCAGCGTGAGGATGCGCTCGTAGACATTTACGTCGTCGACATGTACAAGTGGCTGCTGATTCCACCAGACCGTCTCCAGATTGACAACGTCCACTACCAGAATGAGAAGCTGGAGGAGATTATGACCAAGTATCGCGACAACCAGCGTCAGGCTGCGGCTATGTTTGAGAAGCGTAAGCGTGACATGCTTGCCAAGCCCCTTGAGGGATCGGCAACGCCCTTCATCGAGCCCGGGGACGAGAACTCCAAGTACTACTCTCGCCCCGATGTACCTCCCATTCCTCACCCAGCTGAGCTGATCGATGATCTGAAGAAGGAGTTTCCAGACAAGGAGATGCCCGAGCTGGTGAAGATTGCCGATGAGCGTATCGCTGAGGAGATTGAGCGTCGTCGCGTCCAGCAGGAGGAGGACCGCGCCAAGGCGCCAGCTGTCCAGATTGATGCCGGTCCAGCACCAGAGCCTACCGGTGCAGGTACTGTGGCGGCAGGGCTACTGGGCTGAGTCCACCAGGTGTCAGACGACACCGCCGCGAAGCGGCACTACGTGCCCCTGGAAAAAAACATAAACAAATATCAGGATGAAGGTACACTGGTCACTATGGGTAGCGCTTGTCGTACTCGTTTTGCTTCTGGTGATTCTTTCAGCACGCAGAGAGGGGTATGCTCCTCCGCGTGATGAAAATACGCAGCCCCCGTATACGGAAGATGTCGGCAACACAGTGACGACATCAAACAACCTTCCCTACATCGATTCGACGAGCAATGTCGTTCGTGTTGACACTCAGACTGATATATATAAAGACATGGCAGGTATGGACTATCAAATTCAAGCGGGAAATCCAATCCTCAATTTCATTCAGGGCGATCCTTCATCAAACGTGATGTATGGTGATTTTGTACCACACGAGTCTGACGGAGGGTCGGCAAGAATGTACGCCTATGGGTTTGAAAGCAAAGTTTCAACCGAAGGCGACATGCTTCCTCCAGTACCTACCGTATCATCGAACATGACAGCCGTCGTTGGAGTCGATATTAACGGGAATGAAATGATACCCGATTCAGGTCAGTATATACCAACTCTCACATCTCCGACGACTCCCTTTTTGGGTGAACAACCTGGAATTAGTGCTTGAGAATCACCGGCGTCAATGACTTCCCCAACAACAACCCAATGAAGAATGCAGCAAATATAAGAATTATAGTCTCTTTTGAAATTTTATCAAGAATATCAGTTGACTGAATCTGAGAGCGGAAAACACGGGCACCGGGATCATAATACGAGCGTGCGTCGTGTTGTTGATGCTGCTCCTCGGCCTCGACCTCGTCCACGAGCTGGTCCTGTCGCGGGTCGTCGCTCGTCTCGGTCACTGGAAACATCGGTCTCGCCGGACTCGGATCGAACATCCGATCCATTACCTTCAGAGTCACTACTGTTTTTATCTTCAACTATGAAACCAACGAGGTTCCCCTCCTCGTCCGCATCACTCTCACTTGAGATATCCTCCGTGTCATATGATACCTCAGATGAATGAATAGAAGACTCGTCAGAGTTGTAATCCTCAGCGGCGTAGTCATCGTCACACACCTCCTGAGGTGTGTAACGCTCAGGTGCCTTGACAGCACGACCGGAACGCGTCCTGGTCATTGGCTTACTGTCCGTGACTTCTGGGGTCTGGAAAGTGACCGTTGATGGCTTGTCCCGACCGACTGACATCAGGCTCTGTATGCTCAGGGACTAAGTCGTTTAAGTACTTTGGAAAGAAATACAACCCATTCTTTTGTGCGAGATCGAACAACGTCGTTTCGCCCTCGACACCCATCTGAACGGCGATGGATTCGAGCGTCTCCTGGTGTTCGTGGTCATCTGCGCGCCGGATGAACAGAGCGAGGTTACGAACATCCTCAATCGCTCGGTAAAGTCCCCCAGCCCTTTGATCGAGACTTGCTTTTTGGTTTTCGAACTCTGACAGATGACTTTGGAGCAGTTCCCATGTTTGAGGGTCGAGACCCGAGTACGGATGCACCTCTCTGAGAAACCGATTCTTCTTGCCACCAAAAGTCGGGAATAAGATCACAAATAGACACATAAGTAGAATTATCCACAGCAACATTGCTATGTAATTCCTCTACTATACTCGGAGAAAGAATATGTTCCCGTCCGACAAACTTTTGCTCCTTGCACTCGTCGTCATGACACAACTGACATATACGCCCCCGTGTAATACCAAACCAGACATGGTTTGATTTGTGTACACCCTGGATTCTCTCGCAGTACTTTGAATCCGTCTGGACGATGATTCGGTCGTTTCCTTTTCTGAGAACACGTCGAACGTTTGCCAGTTCTTGTCCTTTGAGATACTTGCGTATGAAACGTTCCAGAGGTGCACACGTTATTTCGACATTCACAGACTCTTTGGACACCTCGTTCGTTCGAAGTGCAAAGAGCTTGAGAATTTCAGCTGAAGGGGTTTGATCAAAAACGTTCCCTTCGAGGGAGCGCCATGGAACGTACGGACCGGAATCCACGGACCCACGGTCCCGCTTGTGAGACCAGAGCATCCGAAGTCCTGAGCCGCCGTACACACTCGCATCGATACGTTGACTCCATTCAGGGTCGTCTGGCAATTCGAGCAGAATACGAGTCCGTAGAGCGAGCGCTTCTGATTTGGTCACGAACACATCTGGCCAATGGATGTGAACCCCCGTTTTCACTTGTGTGTCCACGATTCGAGGTTCGGCACGCGCGATGATACATCTGCCCTTTTGGACCACGGAATGCATCATCGTAGCAAGTTCGAGGACAGCTTCGTCTGGAAGTGCCTCTGGACCCTTGTAATCGAGATCGACGAAAAACTTGAAAACGTCCGTCTTTTGCTCCACCACGTACAGCTTCTTGCCGAGGCGTACTGTGTGTACACATTCTACGTAAAACTCGTCAAGTTGTTCAAACGGAACTTGAAGAATTCCACCATCCATAAGGACGTGCGTCCCCGGGCCCTTGTCTGTGAGCCATTTCTCCATACTAAGATATACCATCCATTCTTTTAGTCTGTATCCGAATCGTGTGTCAGACGACTCCAGAAATCCTTTATTTTTACAATGACATTTGGTTCTTCCGGCTCCGGCTCCGGCTCCGGCTCTGCCTTCTTCCCCTCATGCTTCTCATCTTCAACAACGGGCGGAGAAGGAGGCTCTTCTGTCGAAGAAGGCAAAGCCTTCTCCGGCTCTGCCTTCTTCAGCTCCTCCTTTTTGATTTCATAGATGATATCGACGAGAGACATTGTCTTTGACATCTCGTCGGCGTCACCGTATCCTCGCGCCTGGACGAGCATCTCGGCAAACATACGCTTTGACTTTGTCATGTTCTAATGAATGTCAATATTTTCACACGTGTATTCTGACGCTAAAAAGTCACTGGTCACGAAGTGACCAGTGATCGACATGACGTGGCAACGCCGCGGACAAGG